TGAATACAAAATCTTCAACAAGTGATGGAAGTAATTTAACCGTACCATCAAATACAAAAAAACCACCACCAGCCCCCATCCAGAAAACTTTACCATCTGCATAAACAGCAGCATGTTGTCCAATACACCCGCAGTTAGAACCTACTTGTCTTATTGAGAAAGTAAAAGGTGGTCCTACAAACTGCATTTGATAAGCAGCTTGATCTGTTAAAATTAAGTTATAATCCTTACCTGAGATAGCAGCTACAATTTTATTTCCTGTATCTAATCTAAAAGTTCCCGCAGTATTAATTGAAGTAGGTTGATAAATATTATAATTTTCTTGATCACTAAATCTAATAAACATTGGGTCTTGTGTAGAAACATCTCCAATAGTTGTTTCTGTTCCAAAATGCACTACATGTCTATCTCTATCAGAAGTAATTGTTAATCTTGTTGCTGTCGGAGCACCTGTCATTATCGTTGCTCTTTGATCTAATGGGTTGGACACACCTGGATTCCAAGTAAATGTTTTACCATCTTTAATCGTTGCAATTAATTGTTCACCAAAGTTATCTAAAGACCATGAGCCAGGATCTAGAATAATAGTTGAACTCGTTGTTCCAGAACCCCAAGTTAACCTACTCCAAGTTCCTGTACCCCAACCATAACCATAAGTTTGTATTGTAGGACCTATTTCTTCGTAAGGATTGATTGATGCACTTCCAGCTGCAGTCATTCCTGTACCTGATTCATTAGATTTCATTCTAACGGTAAAAGAGTTTGTAGCTATTGTAAGAATCTCAAAAGTATAACTTTCAAAATCAGCTACTGTAAAACCTGTTGCACCTCCACCTGGTAGAGTGACTGAGGTAAATGTTATATATTCCCCGACATCTAATGGATGAGTTGTTTTATTTACAGTTATAATATCTGATCCGTTAGTGCTTGTAAAAGTTGCACCTGTGATTGCTGTTGCTAGTGGAGTGATATCGTAAAATTTATCTTCGTAATAAATGTATAATGCTTTTGATGTACCTAGTGCTGCATATTTTCTACCTTCTAAATCATTCCAAGTATGTTGAGCACGTGTGGGTCCTGCAATAGTTTCTTGTCCGATAGCTGTATAACCACCTATCTTTTCTGGTTGTCCATATCTAAATCTTACAAAATCCCCGTCAATCCATTGACCTTCTGCTCCTGATGGAGTATCTGCTTTATTAATTCCTGGGGCTATTCTTACATTTGTTAAAGGCATGTAACCATTTTACATCATTTTAAAGCTTCATCCAAGTCGCAGGAGAAGGTATATTATGTTCAGATTTAACACCTTCTTTCATAGTCAGCATAATATCTCCTGAAATAGATAGTCTTGGAGTATCTTTATTATTCTTACCCGTCTCATGAAATATCATAGATGGAAATATAATTATATTACCTGTTTCAGCTGGGTATTCAGCTTTACCATAATTGTTTTGATCCCACTCTGTAAAATAAGGATCTCTCTTAGGTATTGTTAGACCAACCTTATGTGCATCATCATCTAGTAAAAACAAGTTACCTTGTTCGTGAGCTTGTGGATAATAGACAAAACTAAAATGACTACTCATGTGCCTGTGGTAAGATATGAATTGTTCTTTAGCAGATAGAGTTGCCCAAGACTTTGTAATATAAACTTCAAATAAATCTAAGTTATATTTTTGTGCAGACAAACAACCTTGTATGACTTTAGTTAACTCAATATATAATTCTTTAAATCTTTTATCTAAATGAAGATTGTCATCAATTGATTGTAATTCTTTTGGTTTTACATCCGTGGTCCGTGAGTACTGAGAATTGGTTGGGGTAATATCTTTAGTGATAATAGGTACAATTTTTTTATTAATCTCTTCGAAGTTTTCTAACTTAGTTATATATATAGGATAACCAAACCATTTGGATATATTTGCCATAAGGCACTATACTAATTTACTCGTAAGAATCTATATTTAACTTCACCTGCTCCACCTGGGCCTCCTTGAGTAGATCCAGGACCGTATTGAGCTCCACCGCCTCCTCCTCCAGAACCTCTTGTTCCTGCTGATCCATTAGTTGACGTACCTACTGGAGAACCTGCTCCACCAGCAATATTTCCTGAATAAGAAGCAGCACCTGTAGAACCACCTATTTGACAGTTGTCTCCGCCACAGTTTCCGTTATTACCACCAACAGCACCATTTCCATTACTATTAAAAGTACCTGTTGGCCCTGATGTATTTGTAGTAACTGATTTAGAAACTCCATCAATATCTCTAAAATTTCCTGAAGTGATTACAGATCCTGAAATTGTATTTGAACCTGCAGTTCCAGCTGTGTTACTTCTTAAAGGGCCTTGTACACCACCTCCAGAACATGAAGCTCCACCACCACCATTTAATGTAAATAAACTTCCTGATGTTGATCCAGATAAAGTTGTATTAGTTCCACTACCGGCACTTCCACTATAAGTACCTGTGCCATTAGCTCCTCCAGAACCAATACTGTAAGAAATTGTTTCACCTTCAGTAACACTAAATATTTTGTCTGATACAAATCCTCCAGAACCTCCTCCAGCTCCTGCAGATTCACCTCCTGCTTTATCATAATCAATACCTCGCATAGCACCACCACCTGCTCCAACACCTGCTTGTACATGAATTGCATTAGCACCTTGGGGTACTGTAAAAGTTCCTGAACCTGAACTTAATGTTGTATATGAAGTAGCTGTAAAAGCTGCAAATACTAATTCCCAAGTACCTGATACTTTTGCATATATTTCATCCGCTTCTTGCCAAACGCCTGATACTTTTCCGTATGCATTATCTATCTCTTGAAATGTTCCTGATACTTTGCCATAGGTATTAGCCATTTAAAACCTTATGAATATTTAAACCAAATATCTCCATCATTACCTCCTGAAGGAGAAGAGGTGCTTATTGTAAATTTTCTTTGAAGCTTTGCAGCAGTTACTGCATTATTTTCTATTTTTGCTTCTGTTATATTAGCGTCTATAATTTTAGAACTTGAAATTTGATTGTTAGAAATATTAGCAGTTAAAATTGCATTATCTGCTATTTTAGCATTTGTAATAGAATCATCATCTATTTGTAAAGTTCCAATAGTTCCACCTAATGTATTAAGAGCTACCTCATAAACATTAGTTCCATCAGAAAAACCTCCGTGCATTTTACCTTCGTCTAAAGTAAACCCAGTTCCTGACACTGTTTTAAAAGTTAAAGAATTTGCACCGTGAGTAGTTGCATCTTGTAGAATATAAAATTTTTCAATACCGTCTGGTAAGTTAACTGTTCTGTTGCCTGCTAAAGTTCCTGTAAATTTTAACACCATATTTCTAGCATTAGAAATAGAAGCATTAGACATTACTAAAGTTACATCAGAGGATGCAACATCGATTGCTTGAAAACCTGCTATTGCTTGTTGAACAAGTTCTAAATTAGTGTTTGTTTTAGTTCCCCATGTACCAGCATTCTCACCGGTGGCCATAAGTTCTAGTTTGAGATCTGTCGAGTATGTTGAAGCCATATTTGAATTATACCATTACTAAGCTGCTTTATCAACTTCCGTCCAATTATTGGACACATCCTTATTAACTTCAGTCCATGTGTTGGTTACATCTGGATCTACATTAGACCAAGCCGTTATTAGTGGTGAATTAATTGAAGTTTGTAATTGTATTCCTGTAACATTAACAATAGTATTTAAATCTATTGTAACAGAACTAATACTTGTTGTTAATTGAGATCCTGTAACATCTACAGGAGTGTTAACGTCTATAGTTTCTTCCCCTAAAGTTCCTGTTAATTGTATACCAGTAACATTAACATTTGCAGTTCCTGTAACACTTACCTCCTCAACAGACATTACAAGATCGTGCTCTGTAACAATAATACTTATATTACCATCAGCACTTACAGAGTATGTTCCTAGTGTTAAATCTAACTGTGATCCTGTAACTGATACAGTTGCATTACCTATAAGAGACTCTTCTCCCATAGTCATCGTTAGTGGAGATCCTGTTACATCTACAGGAGTGTTTAAATTAATAACTACATTATCAACAGAAGATGTTAAAGGGATACCTGTTAGATTAATGTTTGCGTTTGCAGTAACTGTTGTATTATCAATAGCTGAGTTTAATACAACTCCAGATACGGCTACTGTTACGCCTGTGCCGCCTAGAGAGGATATAGGTGCTTCTGCAAATGCTGCTATTCCGAATGCCATAAATTAATTTATTATTTACGGCTATTATATCAGAATCTTTTTATAAGATTAAGTCTTACCACTCCTTAGTTTTAGACACAGTTGCAGGATTTTTTTGAGCATCAATTTGACTAGCAAGATTAGATTGCATATCTTCAATAG